CTTCCGACCGCTTGGCGAGTCCGATGCGACCACAACCTACTACGGGACGCTGTTGCATGAGCTTACCCACTGGACGGGTCACCGCTCGCGCAAGGATCGTTTCGAGAAGTTCACCCGCTTCGGCGATGAGGCCTACGCCTTTGAGGAATTGATCGCTGAGATGGGTGCGGTATTCGCTTGTGCCGCTCTAGGTATCGAACGGACTCCGCGTCCCGATCATGCCGAGTACATCGCCGCATGGTTGCGGGTACTCAAGAAGGACAGCAAGGCCATCGTATCGGCGGCTAAGCAAGCTCAGGAGGCGTTCGAGTTTCTGGACGCCTTCGCTAACCCCATCGAACTGGATCAAGCGGCGTGAGTCGCTTTGTTCAGATTTTTTCCGCGACCCAAAATTTTCAGGAGATTCACATGACAAACGCAAACGAAATCAGAGAGTCACTTGCTGTTGCCCGCGAGCAAGTCAAGGAAGCAAAAGCAAAGCTTGAGACCGCTCGGGGCGTTCTCCAGATGCAACGCGGCAAGGTCATACAGTTAGAACGGGATCTGAGCGCCGCTATCGATCAGGAAGCGAAACGCGCTACCAACCGCGACCGCGCCGCCGCCAAGCGAGCCGCCAAGAAGTATTCGATCGCCATAACCGATGAGGGGGCTTGGGATATGGACGGCTACGATTTTCGGCACTGGGTGGGCTGTCCTGACTGGCTCGACGAAGACCCGCTCGAAGACGGTCACTACGCCTACGACTGGGCCGACACCCGATGGCTGGTGGAGTTTTACGCCAAGCATCACCCGACCCACCCGAAGCACAGCGAGCGCGAGTTTCTCGCCATCTCGCCTTGGAACTAACCCCATCTGATGAGCCTGTCTGGACGGCAGGCGAAACGCCCTTCGGGGCGTCATGGGAATCCACCCATCCCCACACCACTGGGGTAACCAATTTGGAGAACGACATGGGAATGTTTAGCTGGAAGACAAACGACACGCGCAAATCTATCTGGAACAGGTACTCGGATCGCGGAACCTTTCGCGTCTACATGGTTGACCACTTGGGCAACCAGTGGATCGAGGATAACTACGAAGGCTACGGCGAGTTCGGCGGCAAAGACTTTTACGAACTGCTCGCCGAAATGAATGGTCTGCGACCCGAGGATTCAATTGCCGAGGATAGCGGCTGTCAGGGTGTCCGCGCCATGTTGGAGAGAGCCGAGGGCTACACCGACAAGATGCGGCTACTGGGCATTGATCTGTGGCACGGCGACAGGCCGTTCATCTCTCCGCAGTTGACCGAGAAGCCTCGGAAAAGGTCTGCGGGAACACCGCCGCAGGACTGCCCGCATCAGGGCTTCTGACGCCCGTCTGATGATGGCTGGAGGGATACCAGCCGAAACGCCCCGATGGGGCGTCACGGGAATCCATCTCGTCCCCCACCACGGGGTTACCAAAAGGAAATGAAGTTATGAGAAACGAGAAACTTTCTAAGTTAATAGCGCAGGCAAAAGAGGAGCGCTCAGTTGCCATACATAACGCCAAGCTAACTTGCGCTGTTGTTCGGAGCAGTGGCTTGGAGATCGCCATGCTTGATGAGAATGAGGAGCTAATAGAGCGCGAATATGGCGTGAAGATGACCCAGCGCGACATCGCAGAATTTGTTCGCAAGTGGGCGCACTGCACACCCAAGTTTGCATTGAGCGGTAGCGTTGATGGTGCCGACAGCGTTTACGGTTTGAACAATTGGGACTACGAACCGCAAGTAGAGTGCTGGGATGGCGACGTTTTCACTGCCTCTGAAATTGGTGTGGAGCAAGTCATTGCGGAGGTGAAGTCATGAGTAACAAGCAAAAAATTATCGACGCCATCAGAGGCAACGATGCAAGCATGATCGATAACTCCAACCACTACGGGCGCAGGATGTTCCGGCTCTGGCTGGATGGCAGTTACATGGGTCAAGAGCACTACAGACGCCACTGCCGAATCATCGCAAAAAACTTGGACGACTACTTCGGCCTCAGAACCTATGTGGCGAGCGAGTTTGCTGAGTGGGTACTGACAGAGTTTGACGTGGATATCTTAACCGCCATCAACACCATCAAAGAGGCGTATCCCGAGGAGTACGAGCACCCGAAGGTCATCGACGGCAACACCATCTGGTCTGAGCAACAACTGCTAGTCGAGTGCCTCATGGAAGACGCTCGCGAACTCGTAGCGGAGGAGATCGCATGAGATACCTAAGCCGAAGCGAGTTCTTTGATTCTCGCAACCAAGGGCCAGCGCCAGAGCACTTCTATCTGCTCACCGATGACGGCGAGCTAGAACTGCCGACCTGTTGGGTGGTGTGCGATGTGTGCAAAGGGGCTGGCAGTCACGTCAACCCCGCCATCGACTGCAACGGCCTGAGCGCTGACGAAGTGCCGGAAGGCTACTGGGAGGGAAGGCACGACATTCCCTGCAACAACTGCGGCGGGCGCACGACTGTCCGAGCGGTTGATCGCTCGAAGATGTCACCGCAACAGTGCCGCGACTATGACGGTCAACTGAGAGATGAATATCTCAGCCGACTTGAAACCTACTACGAACTGAGGGCCGGAGCATGAGCGCATGGTGGGAATGTGAGAGATGCGGTTACGAATGGTCTGCGGCTTGCGGCGATAACGAAGTCCCAGAGATTTGTGAATGTGGTGGAAAGGTATCTGAAAACGCTATTGAGAACGAGGAGGCCGCGTCATGAACGCAGAAGATCAATTACTCACTTTTGGATTAATTCTGTTCGGCCTTCTGGTCTGCACTCTTCTACCAATGATCCTCGTCAACATGGAGAACGACTAATGGAAACCATCACCAAGACCGCTTTGTTAGCACCCGAAAATGTTGAGCAATCAGTGCAGGATCGCATCTTGATGCTCTTGCAAGCAGGACACCAGCCGGACGATGTGTTCAAGGACATCTACACCCAATGCTGGTTGTCCATAAAAACCAAAGCCCACAAGCAGGATCTTGCGGACTTCATCGCGAAGATGGATCGCCGCTCGGTGTTTGCCACTGGCTGGATTCCCGAAGGACTAGAGGAGCTTCAGCGATGAGCGAGGACAGATTCATCGAAGTCGAAGGGGCAACCCTTGAGATCAGGGACGACGGAAAGGTGGGGGTTTATTCCCCCGCCGGCTTTCAGATCGTTGAGGTCAGTGAGTTGCCAGATCCACTAGCGAAGCTGGTTAAGGAGTTTGCGTCGTGATGGGTGAGGTAATCGACTTTGACGGCGTCAGGCCTAGCGATCAGTTCGAGGTCATCTTCGATGGCGCGGGCCAATACGAGCAGGCGGCGGAAGCCGCCATCGCGACTCTGCAAACTGATTCAGATCAGAACAAGCACAGACAGGCAATCGCGATTCTCACGTTCCTCGGTGCCAAGCTTGATGAGCTTGAAGCCAACGGAGTTGACATTGCATGAGCCGATTTATGGTTGAGGAGGAGATGCCCGAGAACGCCATCTTCGGGTACTTGGTTGCCGACCTGTCCATGCGGATGGGTCACCTCGGCTTCCATGCTGACTCTGAATTTTTCGATATGTCTCCGGACGCTCAGAAAGAAATCATTGAGGACTGGGTAATGCTCCTCAAGGAAACGACCGAGTGGCTGGAGAGCAAAGTAAAAGGACAAATCCAATGAATGAACTCGGAGAACATTGGCTGGCATTGCTGGCAGTGATCGCACTACACCTAAGCTTCGTTGCATACGAAGCAATCTTGATAGGAGGCTGACCCCATGGAAGAGGAAGAGTTTAAGTTTTTCGATCAGGTGAAGAAGCATGACTTCTGGTACTCAATGTCTGACGACCATCGCGCATGGGAGAAGGGCCAAAATGAGAGAGCCAGCATCGGTCTCATGCTTCAGGCCTACCCAGAGCTTATGTGGATCTGGGACAAGTTCTGTCGGGCCATGGAGTCTGGCAGGTGTCCTCTCAGTCTGGAGGAACTGCGGCGTGATTGAAGAAGTATCCGCAGAGGAGATCAAAGAGTTTGCTGATCTCAAAGCCTCTGGCTTGCCAATGAAAACCGTGTCTCACAAGAGCGGGATACCGCCGATGCGACTCAAGAGATATCTGCGTCTTTATGATAAGTTTGGCGCAGATTTTTTCCCCAGAAGCAGAGAAGCTATGGGCAAGTCGAAGGAAAACAATGAGCGGCTTCGGGCGCTGGTAGATCAGCACAGTCTTACGAGATTTGAGATTGCTGAGCTTATCAATGCACCGATGCAAACCGTGAAGAACTGGCTTCGTGGGCCAGAGTCGAGAGGCTTCAGGACGATGCCGAGTTACGCTCTGGAACTGCTCACAATAAAGGTGGAGAAGGAACTCTCAGATATGCGACGGGCCAAGGATTAGGCTCGTCCACTTCACCGACCAGACTCTCGTCAACTAACTCAAAGAAACCGTACCACGTCCCATCGTCGGACGTTCCGGTGACCAAATACCAGCCCTCGGTTTCGGGGGCTTTTTCCTCAAAATAATTCCAACCCTCTCTGTGAAGGAACACGACGTTGTCCCTCCGCTCCAGAACTCTTGCGGCTTCGGTCATTGGCATCCCCCAGATTAGATGACTGACGACGCTTCCAGATTCTTTGTACCCCGAGTTTTACCTCGTCTCGAATACCGTCCAGACCCGCATCGTCTTGAGGGTAAGTATCAATGATGGCCCTTCGCTCCGCCAGACTTGACAGGTTCGCGATATTTGAACTGACAGCAATCACGCACAATCGCATCGCAAGCTCATGAAATTGCGGCTCTAATTTTTCGGCCAAAAACGCTTTGATCTCTGGGTAGGTCAGAAGATCAGCCGCTGTCATGGAAATGGCCCGCAGATCGCTAGGCCTCAAGCTCTTCCCTCACGATCATGACAAAGTCTTCCCAGTCCATCGTCATCCTGACGTTGGTGTTCTTCGGGTAATCAGAGTTGATTGCGTACAGAGGCAGGATGCACTGGGTCTTCTGCCTGTCGAACTTGTAGACCAGAGCCGGAATAAGATCGTGGGCAGTCGCCGCCGCGACCACCTGATCCCACCAATCGCGATGAGGACAGCATCCCCTGCTGTACCTCTTGCACTCAATGGCAAACGGACTAATGACTATGTCAGGCAAAGTGCTCTCCCTGTACTGGTCAAGAACCCGCTTGATCGGCTCGTCTACTATCTCCCCTAACTCGTCTCTCAGCAGATTGACGACTTCCCTCTCAAAGTTGTGGCCCTTACGCCGCGAGTTCACCATTGACTAGCCTCCATGGTCTGCTCATCCAGTAACGTCTCCAGTGAACGCACTCGTACAGCGTTGTGAGCCTGCCGTACTTGCCCATCTCAATAGCAACTCGCAACTTGTCATCGCAGATGCCGAGGTAGATCATCTGGCGTACTTCAGCCATCGGGATCTGCATCTTGTGAGTTAGCTCTTCGGCAGTGAATGTCGTTATCCCTAGATTCATCAAACGGTCTAGGTTGACTGGTGCTTTGGCGTCTTTTTTAGTCGCCATTTTCCGCGCCCTCATTTTTTTCCAGTGCGACCAAAGCAATCAGGCAGTAGTGAGCCATCTTCAGAAGGTCGTGCTTTGGCTTTGCCCCGTCCTTTTTCCCCAGCCTTGCGGCGTACTTGATGACGCAAGCCATCGAATGATCCACCCCGTAACCGGAGTCGATAATCAGATCGATTGCCTGCGTTCCGTTCTTTGCGTAGTGCTCCGCGTAAGTGCCCAGCACATACGACTCAAGCTCCTTCAGCGCTTTCTTCTCCCTCATCGTTACCTCCTAGCTTCCTCAACATTTTTTCCAAAGCGATCATGTCTTTGAGTGACGTGTGCTTGATCTTTCCGGAGTCCCGTTTCTCGGCGAATCCTCCTGACGTCTTCTCCCCCTGCTTAACCATCTCGCATCGATTCCAAAACGCCTTTTTAGTTATCCATCCACCGAAGACCACGCCGTCATCGTGCTCGCTTGCGAAAACGTAGATGTCGCAACCGAAATGCCTTTGAGTACAGTTGACGTGACCTTCAAACAATTCGTGGTTGTAAGGCACGTTCCTGCGCTTGGTTTTCACATCGACTGTCACATCCCTTTTCCCGAGATGAATGATGTAGTCGTAGTGCATGGTCTCTGAGCCACAGGACGTGTAAGCAAATCGATGGAACAGCAACCAGTTCCCGAACTCCTTCTCGCCGCTGAATCCTGTCTCTTGCCCTGCGCCGTCCTTCAGGATCGTCGTGGCGTTGTAAGCTTTGCCGGTTGAGTAACCTTCTTCGCTCAAGCTTTCTCCTCCCTGAGTTGGTTGACCAATTCCTCAACGATGAACATCAGTTCTAGCTCCGGCCCGTAGCGCTCCTCGAATCTGCTCTTGTATGGATGCCTGCTGGTGAAAAGCTCGGTGTCACTGCCCTGCCTATGGTGGAAGAAGCAGAGCGGGATGACGTGGAAGTGCGCCCCAGCCTTTGTCTTTCCGTCGAGATGGTGAATCTCGGCTGGAGTGTGGCCCTTCCCTTCTCTGCGGCAGACGATGCACCCAAGAGATGCGACGTCATCCAGCCAGCGCTTTTCTTCTGCGTTAGGCGTCCTGCCCTTCATCCCCCCTTCGGCCTCCCCATCTTTGCCTGCTTTGCCTCTGGCTTCCGGCCACGCTTTTCCAGCAGGTCATTCACTGCCTCAATCAGCAGTCCGGTTACCGTTGTTTTTTCCCGCCGCGCCAAAACTTTCAGCGACTTCATCGCCTTTGCGTTGACTCGAAACGGCATCACTACTCTCTGTTCACTCATCCTCGGTAAGCCCTCTGCTCCATACGATTGTTTGCTCTCTCCGAACGCCATTGCTCGAACTCAATTTCACAGGCTCTGAACTCGGCCTTAGCCGCCGCGAGCATCCCCTTAGCCACCCCTTTATTCAGTCGAGCGTTGTAAACATCACCCCGCTCATCTGCGAATCTCATCTGGGCGGCGGCAGTCTTGTTGCCCTTCACCTCTGCTTCCACCATGGCTTTGGCATAAGTCATTTTTTCCATTGCCTCTGCCCGCGAGATCTCTTCCTCGGCCTCTCGCATCTGCTCGCCAGCCGCCCTGATCTTTATGGCAAATCTCTCCTGCTCTTCCATCACTCCTCCAACTCCGGTCGGTAAACGAATGGCTTGCCGTGCTTGGTGTGGAAGGCTCTGGCATCGGTGCGCCACAAGCCGATGTTTGATTCAAAGCCGACCAATCTCTGTTTCTTAATCATCAGCGTGACGTCAGGCTGTTCGAGTAACTCCATGTCGTCGTCCCGTGGGGCGGCTCCATTCGCGAGCCAGAACTGCCTGTCCTTTTTCTTTTTGTTCGCCCAGCAAGCCACCACGTTCATAGCGTTATCAGCAAGGCCTCCACTTCCCTTCAAGTCGTCGACCACAGGGCGAGGGTTATCGCCGTCTGAGTGACCGCCTTTGCGGGAGTGGTGAACCAGTACGAGATGGGCATCGTGGGTGCGGACTAGATTGGTAAGCTCAACAACGAAGTCACGCTCAAGGTTCAGATCATTCATCGGCATCGTGATTCGCTGGAGGCAGTCCAGCACGATCAGCTTGCAACCCTGCTTCAGCATGTAATCCACCTTGGCGACTGCCGCATGTGGCTTATCGACCATCTCGTTGATGACGTATAGATATTCATTCAGGAGAGCCATGCACTTTTCGGTGACAGACGGAATCGGAGAACCGTTGCAAAGCTGGTCGCACATCAGGCTCAAAAGATACGGCGTGTCCATCTCGTAGCTGATGTAACCCGCCTTGATCTTGTGCATGACGTAGTCGGCAACCAAGTAATTTGCCACCGTGGACTTATAGGAGCCGCGACTACCAAACAGGATCGTGACCTCACGCGGTCGCAGGGCAAATCGATCTCCGTCCCGATCCCAGAATGGATAGAACGCATCTCTGTTTACGCCGTGTTCTCGCCACTCCAGAACATTGTCCGTGAACTCCCCCGCCGTGTAGACGTTCTGGAATCCCTCCAGCGAAGAGTTAATGTCCAAGTCTTCGAGTTGCATGAACTCGCTGTCGGTGGGTTTCCTAGACATAAAGCTCATCGTCCTTTCGCTCGGGCGCAGAAACTTCATCCATCCAGCGCTCTTGGTTGATGTAGGTTTCTGGGTTCAGGATGTAGCGGGGATCAGGATTCCAAACGCGGGTGCGCAGATCCTTCTCAATCAAACCCAACGTAGCCATGTTGAGTTTTCCAAGCTTCTTGACGCACTTGGGCTTAGCCACCTTCTTTGGGAAAAGCTTCCAGATTCGCTCTATTACTTCTTCTTTTTCTATGTCCCGTGACTGTCCCGTGACTGTCCCGTGACTGTCACTTTTTGTTCTTATATTCTTGTTTCTTTCTTCTTGTTCTTTAGCGAGCTTCTCCTTTGCTCTTTGCCTACGCTTCCTAGCCGCACCTGTAGCGTCCGCACTTTGCTTGTCATCCCAGTTGATGATGTCCCAGTCATCAGCGATTAACTCAACGTCCATCAAGCGCTCCTTGACGGACGCCATCTCGACAGGGGTCAGCCCCAAATGCACCGACAGCATCTGGTCGCGGAGCTTCTCGTTGTCTTGATCCAGCGTCCCGTCAGCCTTCGCGCACATAAGCGAGACGTAGTGCCAGCGGTCTTCAAAAGAAAGTATTCGGAGTCGGGGATGCTGGGCGAGTTCGGTATACAACTTGAACCACTTCATACTTCGCGGCTCCAAGTGTTCTTTTTGTAGAACTCAAGGGCATTGCATTGCAGGCGGCGAGACTCTCGCTTAACTGCGCCCTGAAACTTTTCCCAGTCCTTTTTGGTGAACCTGTCGCGAGGCTGGTCTAAGCCGATCCTCACAGTGAACTCGTCGTCCTCGGGAACCCAGTTCTTGGCCGTCCTGTAGCCCCTGACGTGCTCATGAGGGTTATCGGGGAACATATCGCACTCTGTTAGCCCGACAGATTCCATGATATGCTTCGCCGCGCACCCGCGAGTGAGGCAGTTCATGACGATGCGGTCGCCATTCCTGCCTAATCCGATACTCAGCTTCACGCTGTCACCGTTATGGGCGGGACACCTTGCTATGTATTTGTCATCGCCCACCCGCCTTACATATTCTAGGCGGGTCAGAAAATTCTGAAGTCTTGATTGGATATCCAATCTAAGTTCCCCATTTCTTCAGTTGATTTCGTTTAACAAAGTATCCTGTTATTGGGCATTAATCAAGGGTATGTCACCTTTTTCACTTGCAAACCGTGTTTAGTAGATATACCTTATGAAGAAATGTACGGACGTATTAAGGACTGGAGCAGTCCGGAGGCAACAATGAATGCTGATGAAATTAGCGGCGAAGCGGTATCGCTAAGCGAAAAAAACAATAGATCTGAAAGGTTTATGGCGATTCTCAAGCGCCATCAAATACCTAAGCACGGCGCTCAGACCGTGATGGCAAAAGTGATTGGCGTCTCTGAGGCCACCATAGCGGCATGGATGCGAGGATCCTTACCCAGAGATCCTGCAACGCTTATCAACTTCTGCGATCACTACGATGTAGATTTGTATTGGTGGGTAACAGGCAATGCGAGACCTAGAGCGGAAATAGCTTTAGATCTTTGGATGGATGCCCTTGATAAAGTGAACACCTTCTTCGGCGCTAGAGAAATTGAAGTGCCAGAGCGACAGAAGATGGCAATTACCGTTCAGGTTTATAACCATCCGACAAATGCAGATGAATATTTAGACACTATGTCGAAGGTCATTAGCTACTAAATCAATATGTAGCTTAATTAGACACATTTCTAAACTATAGATTGACATCCACATTTAGCTACGGTTTACTCTCTCATGAAGAGGGATTAAACGTATGCTTTATCAGGAATTTATCTGGCAACAGCTTTGCGATATTGACGTAACTCCTTACGTTCATGCAGACACCGCCAAAGACAGCAAGAACAACCCGTTAGTCTATCTGCCTTGGCAGTACGCACATCAACTAATGATGGCGGTATTCCCCTCCTACTCATGGCGCTTTCAGAAAACCCCTGAAGGCTCTGAGTGCTTTTACTTTAAAGATGGCACAGCAGAGGTGCGTGTCATTCTGAAAGTAGGAGAAGTGGAGATCGAAGCGTCTAAATCTGTAACGGATTTCAACGGCGACCCTCTAGTAAACCCAAACGCCAACAGCATCCACAACGCAAAGATGAGATGCCGCGTCCGCGCCTTGGCGGAGTTGGGTCTTGGCTGGGAGCTATTCGTAAACCCCTCGAAGTTTATTGCGAAGCCAGACGAAGCCAAGCAAGAGGGCGGAAAGAAAGCCGCCAAGCCAAAGGCCAAGACAACCAAGTCTGCGTCAGACGACGCGGCCAAGAACAAGTTTTTTCAGGCTCTCATGGATTGTGAGTCTGAAGAAAAAGCTAAAGCCAAATTGCCGAAGGCAAGGCATAGCTGGGTAGAAAACCGGAAATGGGACGAGGAAGAGTTCGACCGGCGATGGAGTGAACTGGAGCAAGAGAGGAAATGGAAATGAAAAATAAAAAGCGCCCCAAAAGGCGGATGGGAGGCCTGAAGCGAACCGTAATGATTATGGTGGGTCGCAAAGGTAGACGCCCTATCGATTTGCAGTTTTTTTTAGAGCATCGGGATTTAATTTTGTCGGCGTGGTCGCGCACAGATCTCGAAGGACGAATCAAAAACTGGACTGCGGCCAACGTCCTGCCATCAATTTTCATTAAAGAAGAAGTGAACTGCGGCGATGAACTGAGATGGAAAGCAGAAGCAAGCGCTTTATCGGAGGGCATACTATGGCGGCGGTAGAACAAGGATCAGCCGAATGGCTTGAGCAACGCAAAGGGAAGATAACTGGGACTGCTGTGGGAGTCCTAGAGCAAGTAAACCCGTATCAAAAACCACATGAATGGGTACGGGCAATGGTCAGAGATCTCGCTGGGGTTGATTCCGAGTTCAGGATGAACCCCGCCGTCGAGCATGGCCAAGCAATGGAGTCAGTCGCCAAGGCTTGGTACGAGCGAGCCTTTGATTGCGTTGTCGATGAGACCGACTTCATCGTTCATCCCAACTACAGCTTCCTCGGAGCATCTCCTGACGGACTTGTTGGGCTGGATGGCGCTTTGGAGATCAAGTGCCCTTATCCTAAATGGAACAAGGCTCCCTACTCGGTCTACGACGCGAAGAAGAAGATGTATCTGCGGCAGTGTCAGCTTCAGATGGAAGTGCTGGACGTCGATTGGATCGACTTTCTTTGCTACTTGTCTCCGAACGCTGAGTCACATCCTGAGTACAACATTGAACGTGTTCACCGTGAGTCGGGCTGGCTACATGAGGAGCTTTCTGCATCTCTTTTGCCCGTTCCTGCCAAGGGGAAGGTTCCTCGCATTGACTTGTATGCCGAGTGGCATGAGCACATTCACGCTGAGTACAGCGATCTAGAGCGGCGCAAGGTTCACACCGACGCCGCGCAGGATATGTACGAGGTTGTCACCGACTCGAAGATGGGTCAGCTATCAGATGCCTTGCTAAAAAAGGCTGAGATAGAGGATTCGATCTCAAGCCAACTTAAACAGATCGCCACCTACGAAGATTTGGTGGGAGCGCTCAAGAAAGAGATAGCCGAAACATACGACCGCAACGTCACAGACGGTGTGTCTCGGGTTCAGGTTATCAAGCGCAGGGGATCGTTCAATTATCGGGAAGCGTTCGAGGTGCTGGGTGGCGATGCCGCACTGCTGGCGAAAGGCCTCGACGTTGAAGAGTTCAGATCGGCGTCTAACACGCGCCAAATCAAAGTGAAGCTGGGAGATTAGCCATGAAGACAATGTATGTTGAGGGGGAGGTGGCGTTCTGCAACCTCAAAGAGTTTGACACCTATAAGGGAAAGAGCACAGACAAGTACACCATCACGGTGAAGCTTGATGCGGCTAATTCAGATGCGCTCACGGACGCTGGAGTTCAGGTCAAAGATTACAAAGGAACTCCGCAAAGGAAGTTCGCGACTACCTATGAGGTGAATATTTTTAACCCTGACTTGAGTCCATGGGAGAAGGGTGAAATTCCCTATGGCTCCAAGGTCAAGATTATGGCGAAAGTCTCTGACGAGCCTTATGGAGAGTACGGACACTCTACCTTCGTCCAACAAGTTCAGGTTTTGGAAGAGGCTGGCGGCGGCGTTGCCGATGGCTTCTCTGCAATTGAGCCTCCAAAACTTGAAGACATGCCTGAAGAAGTGGCGAACGAGGAAGACATTCCGTTCTGAGGACATGGGGCTGGGAACACTCCTTAGCGTGTCGTCGGCGCACTCGACCCATGGTGTCAGACAGGGATGTCTGGTGAACCGCTTGATCCCAGCCCTTAGGTGCGTGTGAGGCGTTAATCATGGGAGCCGACTCTAAATTAAAATCTCTGACGTTGGGCAGGAGTGCCGGTCAAAGCGTTTTTTTGGGGAAGAACATTGACCAGAAGGATCCACGAAACAGTTGCGACATCAGCGTCACGCTTATCGCGCTGTATCAGTTACGGCGCACGACGATAGCGATTCTGAATGTCAAAGAGGGAGGAAACATTCTTGAATTTGCTCTGGCAGAACATCACTCAGAGCCAGTTCAAGTTCAAGGGGTACGCATTTTTTACGACGGGACAAAACAGTACGCCGTTGATGAGACGGAGTGCCCGAGATGTGGGGCACAGCAGGAAGCTGGAACGAAGACGAGGGTTAATGGACTACTCAGATTTGAAGCGCCTCCGGCAGTCAGGATCGTCCGAGGAAACCGCATCGGAAAAAACGCCAGATAAGAGAAAAGGTGCGGCTCTCAGGGTCAAGCTGAAGCACATCGATGATCTTAATCGGCAGTATCCAGAGAGGCTGTGGGTCACCCTGCTTCGGATGCACTTCCGCCCCGTCGTTCCCGTCAGGCTAAACCCCGAGACCACAGAGACTCTGCGCACCAGAAATGGCGAAGGCGATGAGGTGTGGCAAGTGGGAGCAGAATTTATGACCAAAGACGAAGCTATATACAAAGCCGAACAAATTAGGTGTTCAAAGACCCCGCCTGTCTGGGGTACGATAGACGGGCGGTTCGGCGACAGCTTCCTCGACGTGTATGAGGAGTGACTTATGAGTGACCGCGAAACCGTAGCGTTCAGAGAAGTTGCTGAACGGTACATCAAGCAACCGAGCAAACGGCTAGGAAGGCCGAAAAGTCCTGCGGCTAGGAAGGCTATCGAAGATGCCATTGATCGCTTCGGTGATCGGCCCATCGATAGTTTTGGAGTGTGTGACGTGACTGACTTTGTCGAAGATCTACAGGAGATCGGCTTCAAGAACGCGACCATCAATTCTAGGTTGCGCTACTTCGTTGCTGTCCTCAACTACGCTAAAAACAAGCGTGGCCTGATCGAAGCACAGAATGTCCCGTCTTTTGAAAACCTCAACACCAGCGAGGATGCGCGAGAACCCAAAGTTTTGGGGGAGAAAGAAGTGCATCGCCTGCTGTTCTGCCTACCGAAGCTTCAGGGATCGATGGCGAAATTCGCACTGGCCACTGGCCTGCGTGTCTCGAACGTCCAGAACCTCCTGTGGAGCGAAGTAGAGGACGGCATGATGGATATCAAGGCATCCAAGATGAAGGGCGGCAAGCGCTTGTTTGTGCCCCTCTCTGACGAGGCCTTGAAGATCCTGAGTAAGCAGAGGCAGATTCAGGAGGAGCGTCACCAGCGGCCTGAGTACGTCTTTACGAGACGCAACGGCAAGCCCTTGGGTAACCGCACCAGCGTAACGAACAGGACGTGGAGACGCGCCTGTGCGAAAGCAGAGGTGGGTAACGTCAGGTTTCACGACCTGCGACACACTTGGGCAACGCGCCATGTGCTGTCTGGTACGCCATTGCCTTTGCTTCAGAAGCTGGGCGGCTGGAACAGCATGGCAATGCTGGAGAAGTACACACACCTTAGCTCAATGGACATGAAGAACTTCGTGAACAACGGCACTTCAGTGCCGAGAAATTCCTATATTCAGAATGAGCCTTCGGAGGGCGGCATAGAACATTCGGTTATAGATGAAGCGCACAACTCCAGTGTTGCGCTAAAACGGCCTAGTAAAATGGTGGTGGAGCCAGACGGGATCGAACCGTCGACCTCAACACTGCCAGTGTTGCGCTCTAAAAAGACCGTAACACACGCGGCTTAGAACTTAACTGCATAAGGCTGAAGTTAGCCTTTTTTTAATCAAACGTAATGTGGAATCTGTCGCCGGACTTCCAACTTACCTAAGAGGGCTACTCTTCGGGGTAGTCCTCTTCCTCAAGCTCTTCTGAGGAGACGTAGAGAGCGTCTAGGCAGGCTTTAATCTCCATCGACTGGAGAGCACCCAGAGCCGCAATGATGTCCGTCATGTCCCAGTCACCGCCGTACACGACGGCTTCCTCTATGTCATCAAGATCCGTGAAGGCATAGAACCTCGTGACCTCTCCTGACAACAGCATCTCGCGCAACCGATCCAGTTCCTCAATTGCTTCAGCATTTTTTATCGGAACCACATTCACCCTAGCTTTCTCGGAGTCTTTTCGGTGTGTCCTGTGTGACGTATCGCGAAGTCGCGCTTGGCTAGATCGATTACGACCAGCTTCTTTTCGACGTCTGACATCTGGTTCCACTCAGAGATCTCATCCTGAGTACGACCGCATCCTTTGCAGACCACATCACCAAAGATCGTTGCTGAACACCACCCGTTGCAGGGGCTGTCCGACAGCGATGTTACTTCCCCATTGAGATCCATTCTGACCTCCTTCTGAGAACACCATCACAGGCTCTATTATACAGGCAAATCCACATTGTCGATGGGGTTTCTGGGTTACCTGATTTTTTGCGGCGAAAATATTTTTTGGTAATTTTCACCGTTCAAAATCAATCACTTACGGAGCATCAGGGACAGAAATGGCCATTTTTTTGACCATTTTATGCGGGCTGTAGGCCCACCAAATCGCTGTTTTTAGGGTGCAAGGCCCAGTGTTTATGCGGCTTTCAGGCGCACAATCGGAGGAAATCACGATTTCGGGAAAGTACGTTTGATATGCTGTACACATCACATGCGTTGTGACGTGTGTGAAAGGGGCCGGCGGGAGCACCACCTCCACGCCGGCAGATGGCATAGCTACCAATAGGAGATAGAACCATGCCAACACGCAATGATACACCTAACCGTATCCGCAAGATACCCACGCACCGCAAGGTGAAGTACCTCATGAACGAAGAGGAGTGGGCGCGGAAGATCCACGATCACTACTTCAAGCAGACTGATGGGGCAGGCACGACCGTCTACCTCACAGACCTGTGGGCGTTCAACACGGTGATCGACAAGCTCGACATCACACTTGGGGAGTTTCTAGAGAGGGACTGGAAATGAGAAGGAACGGCACACGTTACCACCTATCGCATAGCGACAACGTCACCAAGGCGGAGGCAACCATGATTCGCAAGATGACTGACCTATGCCTGCGCGAACTCGCCAAAGCGGAGCATGAGATCCCCGCGACATACGATGAGATGAAGCGGGCGTGTCATGTGCATGTGAAGTATCGAGGGCAACACTGTAACGGCGGGAGCAGGGGAATCACCATTGACCTGTGGTCTTTGAGGAATGGGGCATCATGGATGTCTGAGTACAGCGCCTTCTCGGGCGATCCATTGATCGGATCGATGGACTGCGGCGACGTTGAGAATCGCCTGCTATGCGTCGTTGCCCATGAGGTGGCGCACCACGTTCAGTATCGATGGGGGCCTCGCACACGCTGGCTCAAATCGAAATACCGCAAGCCACATGGGGAGGGATTCCGAGACATCTACCGCATCCTTAGAAGCCGTGTGGTCAATCCGAAAGTAGCTGTATCATCAAAACCAGAGATGGAGATCGCCGTATGAGATGCGAAAATAAAGTTAGCCAGACATACTACCGAGACGGAGAGTTCCTGCCCCGCACGATTGAGATGCGGTGCGGCTCAACCTCCATGCACGGCACAACTCTTGTGTGCGGTGACTGTGAAAAGAAGCATCATGACGGCTGGCCTGATCGCTGTCGCCATGGTGTGCTCTACACCGAGTATGATATCGATTGCTGGCGCTGTGAAATGGGAGAAGACTAATGAGACTGTACGTTAAAGCCCTGATGGACTCTTGCGTCGATGCTGACCCTGAGATTGAGGTGTCGCTTCAGTGCGTCGAAGAGGGAGAGGAGTGCGACCTGCATGGCTGGAGCCGTAATCCAGAGTCGCTAACCGAGGGATTCATGTCTCAAGGCGATGCGATGGTGATGCTTAGACGCAGAACCGATTCAGGCGTTGAGCGTTGCGGCTGGCTGATGGCAATCGACCAGTCTGCTGGAGAGGAACTGGTCTCCGACTACACAACCAATGAAGCCGGAAACCATATCTGCGACAAGATCTATCAGGCTTGGTCTGACAGAATCGGGAGCAGGGTTTAGTAACCCTTCTTGGCCCTCTTCTTGGGGGCCGTTTTCTTTTTGTTCATGCACTTACCCGCTTTCTTGCACTTCGCCTTGGTTTTACAGCTTCCGCACGGTTTAAACATTACTTGCTCCTCTTCTTCACAGTCTTTCTGCGTTTTCCCGACGCGGTAACGTCGTGCTTCACTTTGGCTGGCCCAGTCTTCTTTGACTTGGATCTAGCCTTCTCCGCCGCAGTCATTTTGGCCGCGACTTTTTTCGGTCGGCAGGACGGGTATGGCCGTTTCTTCTTGTCCTTGCCTGATCTCCCGCACTTCTTGCCTGTCTTGAGATCAACCCAGTCCTCTTTGAACCACTTGGTCAAACCGCCTGTCGGCTTTTTGCTAGGCATAGGTTCCGCCTCTGCGCTTGTACTCTTTGGTCAGCCATCCAGAGGCGTAGGCTGATGGCCACACCTTGAACTTGCGCTTGGCCTCTGACTTGACCCGTGAGTACAGCGCCTTGTTCTTTGGGGTAGCGCCCTTCTTCGCCTTAGACTTTGCTTTCTTTGTCATCGCGTAGCCTCCCTGTAACGCTTGTTAAAGCTGTCGTAGACCTTCTGCATCTCAGCTTCGATTATTTGAATCTGGTCGTAAGCTTTGATCGGATCCTTCTGGGTTTTCTCAACCTGCTTCTTGCGCTGTCGGAGCTTGCGCAGTTTCTTTTGCGCCTCCTTGTACAACGGCTCCAGTCGAGCAACAGAACCGAAATCCTGCATGAACCGCAGTCGATCTTGACCAGATGTCTCACCCGCCTCTTTGAAGATCTGTGTTGCAGAGCCGATGTTGTCGTAATACTCAATCTTGTCTGCGTAGTCAGATGGCTCGCCAAAGAAGTAGCGCACAATCGGAATGTCAGACGCCGTGATCTCTTCGTCCTCTGGGCTGTTGTACTTGGCCGCGAGATCAGAGGAGCGATTGACGAATCGACCTAGTCCGCCCAGCAGGTATTCCTGCATGTACTGCATCCCGTCAGGCGATACGTCGATAGTTCCAGATCTATACATCGAGCCGCCTGTCGCCTCGTTCATCCATTCAGCGATATCTCGGTAGACCTGAGAGGTAGATCGCTTGGCGCGTGTAGCGTCCGGAGCCGCAGGACGGATCAACGGGTTGTCCTCCAGATACAGGGGAGCGCCGAAGTGGTTGGTGTTGGTTGCGTACTGCACAACTGGCTCTGCAATTGATGGCGCAATGTTTCCAAGCATCAGAGAGCCGAACTCATCAAGGTCATCCACCTTGCCGACAGATCCGACAAAACCAAGCGGCGGCGGAAGCATGTGATGCGCAAACGAGGCAGTCAGTTCTGCCGCCACATCACCAGAGTCCTTGTTCTCGTTCATGAACTCTGCGCCCAGACGCCCCAGCGTGTGGAAGAATCCGTAACCGTATGGCATCGGGATCTGAGCAAACGTCTTGCCGTCGTCCAGCACCATGTTCCAAGACATCAAGTGGTCGTAGTCAGACAGATCGTTGTAAACCGACTCGCCATCTTCGTCCTCGTCAGATGCGCCGAGGTTGTGCTGGGTAACCATGTAGGCCAGCAGAGCAATGCTTGCCGCCCCGATCTGAGCTTTGTTTAAACCGCCGTCAGCAGTTTTTCCAGTCATGGCTTGAGCGATGTTGGCTGTACCCTGCACTGCCGCATTGAAGAACAGGTAGAACAGGTTCAAGCCATCAGATATCTCACCCTTACGGTTGAAGTTGACCGTCAAGTTCTTGGCAAGGTTCGCCGCCTTCTGCACTGACACGCCGGCCTCTCTCGCGGAGACGTAGGTAGCAAAGCGCACAGCGTTCTCTGATGCCGTGTTCAGGAACTCAATCTCTCGAAGACCCTGCTTGCCCTTCGCCTTGAGCGGGCCATCAGTTACCAGAGCGAACAGGCGATCCCGTTGCTCTTCGATGTCCTTTGTCAGGGTTAGGCCAGTCGGTGCGCCAGCTTCTGTGTACTCTGTGTAGTAGGCGTCGTACTCGTTGTCTGCCTTGTTTCCGCGCAGATTTTTGTAGTACGCGCTGTATGCCGGAAGGTAGCGGCGGAGGATCTCTCCCGTCAGCTTCTCGCCCTCAACCATGCCGCCCTCTTTGCTTTCCTGCGCGAGGTTGTACATCAGGCCAGTCTGGATATCTCGGAGCGGGTTAATCAGGAACCAGCTTGGGTTCCAGTTGATAAGCATGTTGCGGCGGAAGTTCTGGAACTTGCGCATGAAGTTAGCGGTTGATCCCAAGAAGTTGACCAGACCGTCATAGTTCTCAGCGCCAGCGTTGTGTAGAGTCCGGTTCAAGGCATCATTCTTGATCTCAATGAACACCTCGTTGCCGTTTTCTTTGACGGTCAGGAACCGCTTGTCGCCACTTCTGCGCCTAGCCCTGCGCATATCATTAGCGCCCATCCTGCGGCGTGTCACTTGGCCTCTGGCATCCTGCTCGTCCATGAAGGGGTAGTCATCTTCGGGCCTGTATACCTTGACCTGATCGCTACCCTGCTCCACCAAGGCATCAGAAAGACTCAAGAATTGTCTGCTAGGCTCACTCCTACGCGCCCTAACGACCTTCTCTTCTGAGTCGGCAATTGCGAAAAGCATTGGATTTTCAGACTGAGACTGACGTCCCAGAGCCTTGAGCGCCTCTTTGCCGGCGATATTGAATCCACTGGGCAGGCCTCTCTTGGGAGCTACTACTTCGCCGTCCTCTCTGGTGGACGCAAAGCCCTTGAGCGGGACGTAGAACTGGTATCGATCCTGCCAAGCGTCGATAGTGTTCTCATCGACCAACTCAAACTCGACCATGCGCTCTCTGTTGGCGGCAAGCATGTCGTAAACAATCTGAGATGCCTTCAGGTAGGACGGGTTCTCAAGCTGTTCAATGACTCGCTCAGCGTCTGCGGTAAGCATCCCCGAGCCGCCATCAGGCAGGCGCTCATTGATTGAAGCGATGTACTCATTTCGCTCTTTCGCGTGTTTCGCAATCAGGTACAGACCGAAGTCATCGATGTCGATGTCGTTGTCCTGCAAGATTTTTGCAAGCGGCGCGATGAACTGCTTTTCGATCTCATCAAGATCTGTCGCCACACGACCTGAGTGCAGTGTCTCGCCGACGTAAGCCTGCATGTGGTCGGGCAGTTCTTTCAGGCCAAGGAAGTCCGCCGCCGCCTGCTCGAACTTCTTGAGAGGCAGATACTTGTCTTGGATTCTGCGCAGGAAAAGCTCGCCGCGAGTTTCATCGTCTAGAGTGAACTCGTTGCTAGACAAGTCTCCGTTGAGCAACTCGCCCTTGTTAGAAGCGTCTTCGTGAGAGTTGCTTTGGCCAGTGACGCGACGGAACATGGGCATACCGTCGGTCTTGACCTGTGCCCGAAGCTCTTCGCTGATTGGATACACCCAGAAGCCAGTTGGCTCGTCGACCATATTTTTAAGGTTTTGGTCGTTCATTGTCTGGGCGGGAACGCCCATCAGCTTGTCAAAAACTTTCTTCAGCTTCTTGTCATAGATTGCGTCGTAGTCGTAGTTCGCACTCCAACGGCTTTGAACACGGGCACCCTTTGAGAAAGCAACAGAATCTGCGCCTGCCATTACCGCGTCACGAATGAGTCCCTTGGCGGCAAGGTCAAGGTACTGATCGTTTCGGAAAGGAGAGTCTGGCGGTGCGCTAGAAAGCTTGTAGCCTCTATCTCTAATCCTCTCCTGATCCCCCCGAGCGGCAAACACATTTGATTGATAGTCAAAAGCATCTCTAATCGTGTCTTTGATTTTTTGCCTCGACGCAGGCAGATCGTCATAGGCAGGAGAAAATGGCAACACGCCAATGAAATCAAAATAGTCTTCTGAGAAAGCTTTCAGCGCGGCAATGTTATGGCTATACGTTAGCGCTTCCTGTAATTCGTCGTAGTTTTCGCTATTTATGCTCTTAAACCATCTCTCAAGATCTTTCTTGAGAGCGCTCATCATTGTCGCTCTAATATCTGCCGCCGCTTCTGATGTTGGCTCACCTCTCTGACCAGCCAGCGTTGCAAATTTTTCCAGCCCCTCTCGCGTGAGGATCGGCTCAAGCTTATTGAACACACGGCCAAGGCGGTAAGCCGCCCTATCTAGGGTATCGCCTGACTCATTGGCTCGACGGTTGTCTGGGTATATGTCCTCACTCGGAGTAAACCGCCTTCTGACGTGCTGATCGTTCTCTAGATCAATCAAAGCATCTTGAAGCTTTCTTGAATTATCTAACTCTTCTTGATTGACCGCCCGTATTTCTTTTGCATTTTCGTCAAGAAGATCTTGGTCAAAAGGCCCGCCTGCCCTGCGGATATCGCTGTGCCAATCGGACTGAAGCTCTTCGATGGCGAGAACATTTCCAAAGCCAAACGATTTGCGCTCGGTTATCAACGCATGAAAAAGCACGTTTTCGTGATCGAAGTGGCCTCCCCTAAAGTCTCTCTTGTCCTGACCGAAGACAAGATTATTGTTTTCAAGAACGACCACCTTTTCTTGGTACTCGACAATGTCATCAGGATCTATTTTTAAGTAGCCGAAGAAGCGGGTATCGCCCGCATCTCGCATTAGGCCGTTTTCTAATGCGTAGGTTTGAAACTGGATACGCGCCTCATCTATGTCATAGAGAACATCGTGTACTTCATTGCCGCCTGTATCCGCCCCGTAAAGGCCGGTTTCTCCGTTGCCCCTAATGTATCCAAGCGTCGTATATCCCCCGAAACTACGCGAGTCAGAAACGTAAACTTCGTACACATACTCAGGCTCGCTATCTAGGTAAACATCTCTTGCCTCTTGCCAAGTAATCTCTTCTAAATCGGCTTCAAATACTGATTTGAGGCGCTCATAGAGGTCTAGCTCTATCTCCGTGTATCTTTCAGACAGATCTGTCGGAGTTATTCCAGCATCATTAGGAAGCCCACCAAGATCTTCCTCAATAAGCTCACGGAAGGATGAAGGTCTTTGACGCGCCAATTCATTGAGGACTCTCTTGGGGCCATACTCATCCCACTCGTTCCTCTCCATTGAGTACGTCCACTCGTCATAGTAGTGCTCGTAATAATCTGGAGAATCTTGAATCTCGCCATCCGAAACGGTTATGTCTTGCTGGTTGTCCTCTCCGAGGCCTGTCTCGACGTACTCCTCTAGTTCAGGGCTTCTGTCCTGAACGAAATCGATCACCTCTTCACGGGTAAATCGGTCTGCCGGCTTTCCAGACATCTCGGCAAGCTGGCTGATGTCTAGACCTCTGAGGGTTTGATTGATGGCATAGATATTGAATACCTCGTCCGAGGCTTCGTTCATCTCACTTATTGCCGCAGGAGAAAGGTTTGTCCTGTTATCGTCTGGGGATCGGTTCTCAAAGTAGTCAGTAATGACTTTTCTTAGATTTGCGTTTTTCTTAGCTACGTCAATCTCTCCGTTCTCGTCCAGAGAGTTAGGCTCAACCTTTGCGTGAACTCTATTAACGAATATCGTGAGCGCAGTGTCGTCTCGCTCAAAAGATAAGGGGTCAGTGAGGAACTGCTCCAGCTTGGTATAACGGTTCTCCTCTTTCTTCAGGCCTCTAGCCTTCAAGAATGAGATGATCTGGTCGCCCTTCACGCTACCGTCTGGATTCTTTTTAGAGGGCTTGAAGATCTTGTCGCCTTCATCCAGTAGAGTCTGCTCAGCGTTGCTGTACAGGCCCATCCTGTCTGTCATCGCCCTGCCACCGACGCGGCTAAACAGCGGCTGTCCGTCCTGACGGGCCTGATCGTTGCGGAAGTAGTCTTCGCGAGCGTTCTTGGCGATCAGAGAAATGTCACTGGCCCGCATGGTAGACAGCTTTGCAAATCCGTTACGTCGCAACCAATCGCGGATAGCGCCAATCACTTCACGAATACGAGACTTGAGCGTGTTGCCACCCTGCTCGCCTGTGTAAGCCAGCATCTCGCTGACCATGATGTAGTTTCGGGTTTCTCTGCTGTACCTTGCTTCGCGAGCGCCCTGCTCGTATGTCTTGAGTTGCTCCTGAATACCAAGATCAGAAGCAATCTTGTCGAAGCCTTTCTGTCCGCCCATCGCCTCGAACATTCCGTTCAGCGACCGCGAAACGCCCTCATCAGCAAACATCTGATTTATGCCGCCGTGAGTGCCTTCGTGAAGTAGCGCTCGCTCCAGTCGAGATGCGCTTCTCATGCGGCCCTTAACGATGTAGATTTGACCGTTATGACTCACCCCATCAATGTCAGAACCATTCGATCCTTGCTGTCTGGCGGCTTCCTGAAGCTCCGCCGGAAGCTGGTCAAAACTATCGACGACGTTGATGAAACGTCGGGCTTCTTGGTTCCCACCGATGACCCTATCAATAACCGTATTGAGTTCTTCGTCAGTAACGACAGGCCTTCGAGTCGCTCCTCTAGGCTCTGAGTCTCTGCGCGTCATCGGGGTGTCATCACCCGCCTGATAATCGGTGAGCGTCTCTAGACTTTCGTCAGGAGCCTGCACTTGAGGCTGTTCTGCCGGCGGCGCATCTTCCAGCATCCCCTGAACATCAGCCGCGCCCATGCGGTCATCTGCCTGCAAAGCGGCCTGAACGTCAGAGCCTTCCATTCTGTCGTCTAGAGCGTTGCGGATGTCTGCCGCGCCCATCCTGTTGTCATCAACTGGCTGGGTCTGAGCCTGTGGATTCGTGATCGTGCGAATAGCATCGCTGATAGCGCTGGCAATAGACGTAGCTACCCTGTCAGCAACGTCAGCTTCCGCCATGTCAGTCATGACAGCCGGCGCTGGGGCTGGCTCTGCCTCTTGTCTGGGGGCAACTGGCTGTGGATCTATCGTTTCTGGCTGGCCTTCCTGCGCTCTGTCTGCAAGGTTGCCTTCGATTTCCTGCTGAGTGGGAGCCTGTGAAAGCGTTTGCTGAGTTTCTTGCAGGGCTGTAGCGCCC